AGTCTATCGGGGTGGACGCTGAGAAATCGCAGCTTGTTGAGCTGAAGCGGTTCTGCGTCGAGGAAATCAGCCGGATCTATGGCCTGCCGCCGGTGTTTGTGCAGGACATGACCCACGGCACCTATTCCAACACCGAGCAACAGGATTTGCAGCTTACCAAGCACACCATCAAGCGGTGGGTTGAGCACTTTGAGCAAGAGCTGAACCTCAAGCTGTTCGGGCGCGGCAACCGCAAGTTTTTCGTTGAGTTCAATATGGACGGACTGATGCGCGGTGACTTTGTGTCGCGGATGCAGGGTCACGCGACGGCAATCCAAAACGGGCTTCAAACACCGAACGAAGGCCGGGCGATGGAAAACCGCCCCGCGAAGCCTGGCGGCGATGACCTGTTGATCCAAGGCGCAACAGTGCCGCTTGGCACGCAGCAGACGCCCACCGATGCGCAGGCGGCGCGTGATGCGGCGAACGCGGCTGAGCGTCGGGCGATCTTGGAGTTCATTGCGAAATGATCGAAACGCTTGCCTTGATCCGGGCCGCCGCCCGCAAGGCGGTGCAGGAAGAAATCGCTGGCACGGTCAAATTCTTCAAGGGCGACCAAGGCGAAAAAGGTGAACGCGGCGAGCGTGGCGAAAGCATTCGCGGCGAAAAGGGCGATAGCATCCGTGGGCCGAAAGGCGATCCGGGCCGGGCGCTGAAATCGGTAACGGTTGCGCCGTCCGGCGAGATGATCGTTCGCATGGATGACGGCGAAGAAATTACGGCAGGCGTCGTTAAGGGTGCTGACGGGAAACGCGGTGAGCGCGGGCTTTCGATCCGGGGTGACGATGGGCGCGGCGTTGTTTCGGCGCGCATCGATGACGCCGGGGATCTGATCGTTACCTATAGCGACGGCACGACCGCAAACGCGGGCCGCGCGAGGGGTGAGCAAGGCGAGCGTGGGCCGCGTGGCGGGCGCGGGCCTAGCGGCTCTGGCGGCGGCTCTGAAGGCGCGGGAACGGTGCTAACAGCGGGGACTGCGGCCCTTGATTTTGGCGTGCTGCCGGGCGGTGGGGTCGCAGAAACGATAGTCACGGGGCAAGCGGAAATCGGCACGGGCGCCAAGGTGCGTGTCTGGCTGCAGGGCGACGAAACTGCGGATTTCAACGCATACGAGCATTCGCGGGTTTTCCCTTCGCGGATCGGGCTTGTGGCAACCGACATAGTGGCGGGCGTGGGATTCACGATCATCGCTGAAACAGAACTGAGACTAGCAGGCGTTGTGCAATGCCGCTGGGAATGGAGCGCATAAATGGCCGGTATTCGTCTTGAGGGCAACACGAGCGGGAACGTGGCCGAGGTCACGTCCGGCAACCGCTTGCAGGTGTCGTTGCCGGACGGCGGCGCGCCCGCAGATGTGGGCGCGGTTCGGCTATTCAGCGAAAACGACGCTGGCACCGTGACCGGATCGCCGCAGCTTTACAGCCCAGAAACGGACGAAGATTACCGGTTGCGCGTGTCGCAAGATTGCATTTTGGACACCGAAACGTTCAATTACACCGCGCAGAACACCGGCAAGCATAGCTACGCCAACGCCACCATGACGATCACATGGTCGGCGGCGGGCCTGACGACCAACGCATCAAACATTACCACCACGACAACCGGCGTGGCGTTTGCGTCCTATGCTGAATTTCCGATGCTTGGCACGACCGAGCTTTACTGCGAAATCGAGGGGTCGTTTTCGGCGCAACCCGTCGCAAACGCATCCATCGACTTTGGGCTGTTCCGGCGCGGCGCGTCAAACCCATATGCGCCGACTGATGGCGTCTATTTCCGCCTGACCTCTTCCGGTCTTTACGGCGTGATCAACTCGAACGGCTCCGAAACCACGACCGCCGTGATGGCTTTCACCTATGTGCCGGGCCGGGTTTACCAGTTCACCATTTCCTGCCACGAGCGCGAAACTCGCTTCTGGATTGACGATGTCCTCTATGGGTCCATCACGACCCCGGTCGGAAACGGGCAACCGTTCACATCCGCAACCCTGCCGTTTGGTCTGCGTCAAGCGCATGTCGGCGCGGCGGGTGGCGTGATCAACTTCGCGGTGCGGGACTACACCATCAGCATCGGCGGGTCTGGCTTTACGACCATCCCGTCAACAGCGGGCAACCGGTTGCTTGGATCGTATCAGGGCCTGTCAGGCGGCACGATGGGCGGTCTTGCGACCTACGTCAACAGCACTAACCCGACCGCCGCCGCGCCGTCAAACACGGCCCTGACTGCCAACTTGCCGGGCGGCTTGGGCGGGCAGGGTGCGGTTACAGCGGCGGCGGCGGCGGCAACGGACGGCATCTGGGCCAGTTATCAGGTGCCAGCGGGCACGGTGGCAATCCCCGGGAAGCGGCTTGTGCTGCGCGGCGTGATGCTGGACGCGGTGAACATCGGGGCGGCTGTCGCAACTACGGCAACCACAGTTCAATTTGCTTTTGCGTTCGGCCATACGGCAGCATCGTTGGCCACGGCTGAGGCGGTTGCGGCCAAGGCTCCGCGCCGCATCCCGCTCGGCTTCATGTCTTGGGCCGTCGGCGCGGCTATTGGGCAAGGGCCGCAGAGCGGGCGGCTGTTTCTTGACCTTGGCGATGCGCCCGCCTTCGTAAACCCCGGCGAATTCATCGCCATTGTCGGCAAGTTTTTGGTCGGCACGGCAACGGCTTCACAGGTGATCCAATTCACTTGGACGCCAATTTATGGTTGGGAGTAACGCTATGGAGCGTGAAGTCAGGGGCGGAATTCAGGCCGAAATACGGGCGACAGAAAAGGGCATTTCGGTGTCGGGATACGCCGCCGTTTTCAACCAACCGGCTGACATTGGCGGCAGTTTCCGCGAAGTCATCGCCCCCGGCGCGTTCACCGAGGCCATCGGGCGCGATGACGTGGTTTTCCTGATCAACCACGAGGATTTGCCGCTTGCCCGCACACGGTCTGGCACGCTGACCCTGACGGAAGATGAGCACGGGTTGAAGATGGAAACGGTCCTCGATGCGTCTGACCCGGACGTTCAAAGCATCGTGCCCAAGATGAAACGCGGCGATCTGGACAAGATGTCGTTTGCGTTCATCAGCGATATTGAGGAGTGGGCCGACGAAGGCGGCGTCGTCACACGCACCATCAAAAAGGCGACGTTGTTTGACGTTTCCATCGTTACAACGCCTGCTTACGGCGGCACTTCGATTGCCTTGCGCAATCTTGAGGCGGCACGCAAACAGCAGCGGCAATCCAATTTCAACGCGGCTGCGATGCGGCTGCGGATGAAAGCGAACCTGCGCCTGAGGGCGTCAGAGAACGGCTAACGGCTGCGCGCCGGGCCTATCCACATCAACGGACAGGAGAAACACATGTCCCGCACTCGTGAGCTGCGCGAGCAGCAGGCGCGCATCCATACCAATGCCCGCGCCAAACTTGAAGAAATCACCGCCACCACGACCGAAGAACGCGCCACCGAGATCAACGGCGAGTTTGACCGCATGATGGCGGATTACGACCGCATTCAGGGTCAGATCGACCGTGAGGAGCGCCTGACACAGATCGGACAGCGCCTTTCGCAAGACCCGCGCCGCCCGCAGCAAGGCGGCGTCACGCCTGGCACCGATGAAGGCGATGCGGTTGATTACCGCACGGCGTTCCACGAATACCTGCGCGCGCAGGGCAACGTGGGTGAAATGGCCCCGCAATATCGCACGGCGCTGCGCCAAGGCTACACCACCATTGAGCATCGCGCCCAGACCACCACGGCGGCGGCTGGCGGCTATACGGTTCCGACCGAGCTTGCCAACTTCCTGACCCGGTCGATGCTGGCTTGGGGCCCGATGTATGACCCCGGCGTTACTTCGGAAATCGTCACCAGCGGCGGCAATACGATCTACCTGCCGACCGTGAACGATACGACCGGCTCGCAAATGGCCATTGCGAAGCACACCGAGGGCACGACGCTGACTGACGATGGGTCGCAGGACGTTGTGTTTGCTCAAAAGCAACTCGACGCCTATCCGTTCAACACCGAATGGCTGCGCGTGTCGAAGGAGCTGGTCGATGACAGCGTTTTCAACGTGGAGCAGATCCTCGGCAGCCTGCTTGGCGAGCGCATGGGGCGCCGGGCAAACACCGAACTGACCACGGGCGACGGCACTGGCGATCCGAACGGCATCGTCACGGCATCCTCGCTGGGCAAGACCGCCGCCGGGACCGCTGCGATCACCTCTGACGAAATCATGGACCTGATGCACGCCGTTGACCCCGCCTATCGCATGGGGCCGAAAGTTGCATTCATGATGAATGACAGCGTTCTTGCCGCCGTGCGCAAGCTGAAAGACGGGCAGGGCAACTACCTTTGGCAGATGGGTGATATCGTGAACGGCATCCCCGGCACGCTGCACGGTCATCGCTACTACATCAACCAAGCGATGGCATCGCTGGCAACCGGCCAGAAGGTCATGCTGTTCGGCGATCTGGGCAAATACTACGTCCGCAAGGTCGGCGCTCCCATGATCGGGGCAATTCAGGACAAGGACTTCTGGCCCGGCTTCGGCATCGCCGGTTACATCCGCTTCGACGGCGAATTGGCTGATACCGCCGCCGTGAAGCACCTGATTACCGCGTAATCGGCTTTCTGGTGGGGCTGTCATGGCCCCACTTATCAAGTCGATTTGGAGGAAATCCCTATGAAAATCAAATTGCTGGTTTCGCGCGCAACCGCGACGGAAACGCAAAACCGTGGCCAAGAGATCGAAGTTTCGGACGCAGAAGGCCAGCGCATGGCGGACGCCGGTCAATGCGTGATCCTGCCGCAAGCTGAGCGCGCCGTGAAGCACACCAAGGTC